GCTATTAAGCGCCTTGAGTTGCTCAGGATCGTTCAATGACAGAGGTTGTTGACAAGGACGTGCTGGAGATCCTTGCTGATCCGAACATCAGGAAGAGCCTCGGCCCGTACCACTCAATGGCGTATGCCAGACGGGCTAAATGGCTCTCAGGCGCGTTTAATCACCAGAAGCTACCCCAAGGTGAGTGGTGGAGTATTTGGCTGATGTTAGCTGGGCGGGGAGCGGGAAAAACCCGTACCGCGGCAGAACAGCTTTGGTGGTGGGCATGGGAGAACCCGAACACCCGTTGGCTGGTCTCCGCTCCTACATCTATGGATGTCAGGGGTACGTGCTTCGAGGGTGAGTCAGGACTCATGGCTGTGATCCCAGAGATCCTGATCAAAGACTACAACAAAGCCCTGCACGAGATTGTGCTGATCAACGGTAGCCTGATCAAAGGTATCAGCGCCAGTGAGCCTGATCGTTTCCGTGGTGGTCAGTATCACGGTGCTTGGCTCGATGAGCTTGCCGCATGGGACTACCTCGACGAAGCTTGGTACAACATTCAGTTCGCTGTTCGACTCAAGAAAGCTGACGGTCGTACACAGATCATTGCCACGACTACCCCACGACCTAAAGACCTCATTGTGGAGCTCGTAGGCAGGGAAGGAGACGACGTAGCACTTACGACCGCATCTACCTACGTCAACCTAGCTAACCTTGCTCCAAGCTTCCAAAAGCAGATCCTGTCCTACGAGGGAACCAAGATCGGCAGGCAGGAGATACACGCAGAGCTGATAGACGCGGAGGAGTCAGGGATCGTCAAGCGTGAGATGTTCAAGCTGTGGGCGCCTAACAAGGAGTTCCCTAAGTTCGAGTACATCATTCAGAGCTACGACTGCGCCAGCTCAGAGAAGACTGTCAACGATCCGACGGCGGCTATCACGTTTGGTGTGTTCAAACCACTGGATGGCCCAATGTCTGCCATGGTGATCGACTGCTGGCAAGACCGCCTGCAATACCCAGACCTGCGCCCCAAGGTGATCGAGGAGTACGACGTGGTGTACGGTGAGGGCAAGAACAAGAAGCGGGTTGACCTGATCCTCGTGGAGGACAAGTCCGCAGGCATAGCTCTTATACAAGACTTGCAACGTGGGCATTTGCCTGTACGGGCGTATAACCCCGGCAGGGCTGACAAGATCCAACGCCTGAACATTGTCTCCAACATCATCGCCGCTGGGCGTGTATGGATCCCTGAGAGCAGTGTCAGGAAGGGCTACGTCAAGGACTGGGCTGAGGGCTTTGTCTCCCAGATCTGCTCCTTCCCTGACTCGACGCACGACGACTTCGTGGACGCCTGCACTCAAGGGCTACGGTTCCTACGTGACTCAGGGTGGCTAGACATCGATGGAGCACCACGAGACGATTACGACATGGACGACTACATTGACAGCGGTATGGCTAAGAAGCTTGAGAATCCGTACGCCGCATGATGGACGAATGCAAATACCCAAGGTATCATTGGGGCAACAGCAACTCAGCGGGATAAGCCATGGCTGACGAAAACAAACCAGCGTTCTACCCACGAGTTGGGAACATCAAGGCAAAGAACTTCAAGCCTGCTAAGCCGATGCCGTTCATTGATGATCCAAGAGCGATGGAGTTGCCTCAGTATGGCGACGTAGATCTGAGCCAGCCTACCAAGGCTAACTTAGAGCTAGGTAGACGCATGACTCAGCGCGATGCTGACCTAAAGCGCCAGCAAAGTGCTGACACATCTCCGCTAGAGAAGGCGGCTGGTGCATTACAGACAGTACGGCTCATGGGTTCAGCCCTGACGCAAGCCATCAACTCTCTGCCAACCAGAATGGTGCATGGTGATGCCGCGGCTGAGAAGTTCATAGAAGACCGCATGTACAAGCCTGAGCAACCCTTGGCTTATGAGTACGCAGGTGATGTAGGCGAATTCCTTGATCGCCTTGAAACACAGTACAAGCTTCCACCTATCTTGCCCGAGGCGGTTGCGTTGCAGTACCTGTCAGGCCCTGCCACGTCCCAAGCCATGAAAACAGCAGGCAGAGGCGCAGAGCAGGCTGGCAGAGCTATCGAGCGTCGCATGGAGCCCGTTGTGAAGGGCGCCTTAGAGCGTGGTGGCTTGCCTCGTGAGATGGTCATGGCGATGGGCGCTAACACGCAGTCCAACGTGATCAAGCCCAAGGGTGGTAACTGGTTTGACGATAACTTAAACAGGTCAGTTCAAGATTTAAAGAAGAGTGACAGAGGCGTTCCGTTTTCTAACGAGGATGTAGCTTATCTTGAAGGTGAGATTGAGCGTCTACGAAGTGGTAATCTTCAAAACGAGATGGTGCAGGACAACATCCGCAGATTGCAAGGCGACTTAGCCCTGAACAAGCAGGAGTCAGCTCTAAACAATTGGCTTGAGAACACATACAAAAACTACGTCAAGAACGAGATGGCGACACCTGAAGACAGGGTGCGCAAGATGTTTGACCGTCGCACAGAAGACGTAGAGAAGCTAGAAGCTAAGTACGAGAAAGACATTACCAAACTGGAAACAAAGCTGGCAAATGCTAAGGCTCAACCACAAAGCAGGGAGAGAGACCAAGCGATTGCTTACCTTGAGCGCGACATTCAAGACAAGATTGAAGATTTAAACTTTGATGTTGGCAATGCTGAAAAAACAATTGGTCACATCAGATATTTAGAAAATGAAGCAAGACACCCAGCACACGGAGTAATAAGCGTTCGTGAGGACAGGGGTTTTCCAACTGAAGGAATGGCTACATCCACAATTGGCAAGGGCTGGGAAAACCTGACAGACAGCCTGCTTGGTATGAAGAAGGCTGGACGCATAGGAAGATTGCCTGAAACCGTAGAGCGCTACCCATGGCTTGAGAAGGTTGATCCAGAAGCCATGGTCTACAAAACGATGAGCGACTTAAATAAGGATACAGGTATCGATCATGTTTTAGACGTACTGCGCCAAGACGTACGCTCTGGTGCTATCACCCCTGAGCAATTAAGCAAAATCACAATGGATCAGGCTATTGAGCGCGCCGCCAACTTTGATCGTGAGGCGGGTGTCAAGATGCGCCAGACTGCCATCAAAAACACTGAAGGCTTCCCTACTTACAAGGAATACCCAGCGGGGTATAAATGGATTGAACTGACCACGCCAAAGGACTTGCCTTCTGGATATAAGGTTGTGCAAGATGAGGCTAGACAAACTTATCAAGTCGTTGATCCAAACGGGGAGTCACTGTCTCGCATGGACTTTGACACTCCAGATGAAGCAATATCTTTTTTCAACAAAAACCACGACAAGCGTTTAGAAAAAGCTCTCAGGTACGAAGGCGACACTATGGGTCACTGCGTTGGTGGTTACTGTCCTGACGTAGTTGCTGGAAGAAGCAGAATCTTTAGCTTGCGCGACAGACGTGGCGAGCCTCATGTAACGGTCGAAGTAAAACCGCAACAGCATTTGGATTACAACACTTGGTTTAATAAACAACCAGAAGAAGTTCAAAACAGAATTGCCCAAAGAAGAATACAAGACAAAAATCACGACATATACGAAGGCCCAGAATATCTTGCCGCCCGAGAAGCGTTACCACCTGCAATTTACCAAGTTAAAGGTAAGCAAAACGCTCGTCCGATTGAGAAGTACGATCCTTACACACAGGATTTTGTGAGAAGCGGTAACTGGGACATCCTTGGAGATTTTGTAAACACTGGTTTATACAAAGCTGACCCCAATGAACTGGGCATGTATTTGCCTATGGCTGAAGACCTTAAAGACCTACCAGTTAAGCGCTCTGACCTGCTTACCCGTGCCCAGCAAGCAGGTTTGTTTCCAGAAGGGCAGAAGTACCTCAACCGCAGTGAATGGGAAGACATCCTGCGCAAGCAATACCAAGCCGAGAACCCACCTAAGCCTGACGTACCACCAGATCTTGGGGGCATGAAGCGTGGCGGTGTGGTCATCTCCAACAACCCAGACACCATGATGCTAGAGCTAGGCAACAAGCGCATGAAGGAAGGTGGTTCTGAGGACGACACCAAGCCTTATTTCGGCGGTGCTGGTACTAAGAAGTACGCCGCCGCTAAGAAACGCGCTGAGCAAGGTAATGTGAACACACTGAGAGATCCTAAAACCTATGCCGTTATGGCTGGCTTAATGGGTGAACGCCCAGATGAGATGGGTTTTAGTGTCCTGCATCCTGACTACCAAGCAATCAAAGACGTGGCTGAGCCTGCTTTTGGATTAGGTATAGCCGCACAAGCCTACCCACTGATTGGCCCCTTGACCAAAGGATTGCCTGTTGGTGCAAGCGTTAAGAACGTCACGCCTATGAAAGCGTCTGAGGCGCTAGGCAAGATTGAAGGTCGACCACTGAAGATCACGCAGTCTGATCGCACAAAGGTTGGTGAGGGTTACTTGGGAGGCCCCGGCTTCTCGGGACTCCAACTTACAGACCCTAGATACCGTGAGGCTGAGGCGGCATGGGGCGTTCAGAACGCAGGCACAGCTAAGACCATCCTTGGTGGCGGTAAGAAGGGTGACAACGCTGTTTACGCCGCTATGATCGGTACGCCTACCCAGCACCAATCAAACCAGATGGTGTTTGACAAACTTTACGGTGACTTCAAGAAAGCCGCTAAGCGTGGTGAGCTGACGCCTGAACTGCGCGACCTCATCAACATGCGTTTAGCCTCGGCTGTTGACAAGAAGGGCAACCCAGTGTTCCCTGCCGACGTTGACATCATGGACAAAAAGTTTAGAGATATAGCTGACACGTTCAGTCGTCGCTCGATTGCTGGTCATTTGATGGGCGGTGTTCAGGTTGGCGGCAAGAAGGGTCAGATCATTGACTATGACAAGATCATTCGCAGTACGACAGATCCAGCCTTGATAGATCAACCTACTGGTGCATTGGGTAATCGTTTGTTTACACTTAGCGGCGGGATCATTGATCGCCCTGACTTACACCCAGCCTTCCCCGCAATCTTGCAAGGTGAGGACTTGGGTCTGACGTTTACCCCAGTGGAGCGCAACCTTGTCATGAAGGACTTTGTTGATAAGACTATGCGCGAGAAGAAGCGGATGCCCGGCTACATGGACTACGCCCGAGGTAACCCACCCACACAGTTGATCACCGAAGACATCCTGACCGAGTTGCAGAAGCTCGGACTCAAGGAGGGCGGAGCTGTCCATAAAGCCGAAGGTGGTGAAGTATCTGGCGACGATCTAATCCTTGAAGAGAGACCACTATGAGCCTTGTCAAATTAGGTGGGTTAGGCGCTAAAGCCGCTAAAAAGACAGCGCCCTTTTACTCTGCTGTGGACGAGGCACTGGCTAACCTAAAGCGACCCAAAGGCACAGGGATTGAGTTCCTGACTGAGGTGCTTAAACAGCCGGGCGTCAAGAAGGCGGAGATTGCTGACCGTAAGCTTGAGCAGGCATTCAAAGCCAAGGGCAAGATGACCAAGGAAGAGGCACAGCAAGTCCTAGCTGATAACCCTCCACCTCAAGTCAAAGAGAAGATTTACGACGAGGCATCCGCTATAGATGAAGACGACCTTCGAGAGATGGTTTCTCAAGAGATGTTTGGTGTGCCATACAGCGATATTGGCTTCAGTGGTGCTCGGCATCGTCAGGTCTCGGATGAGGTTTACAAACGTATGGAAGCCGATAGCGGCACTCAGTATGGAAGGTACAGGACGCCAGATGGTGAGAACTACCGAGAGATCCTTCTTAAGTTGCCAGTACAAGGAGACGACGCTAAAAGGTTAAACGAGATCTCTATGACTTTGCATGGAGTGCCATATACAAGCTTGACAGGTGACACATCTGCAATGGCAAAAATGCGCTTGGCTGTGAAGCGTGAATACAAAAATCTATATGGAGAGAGCGGCGCGCTTGCAGAAGATCGCGCCATGTATCGCTCCAATCATTGGAAAGAAGACCCAAACGTCCTAGCCCACATGCGCGTTCAAGACCGCATAGGCCCCAATGGTGAAAAGATCCTGCACGTTGAAGAGATTCAGTCTGATTGGCATCAATCTGGGCGCAAGAAGGGATACAAACCCGCTGATTATGTAGAGCAAAGCAATGCGCTAGAAAAAGAATTTAAAGATTTAGTTAACAAGCGCGGTGAACTACGTAGAGAAGCTGAGCGTATAGGTTATCGAGGTGAAGGACACAGAGCCTTAGTTGATGAAGCAAACAGCATTACACCCAGACTCATGCAATTGCAGGAGCAAAGGGACAACATGCAGAATGTTATTAACTACGGTGTGCCTGACGCCCCATTCAAAAAGAATTGGCACGAGCTGGCTATGAAGCGCCTGCTGAACTACGCCGCTGACAACGGGTATGACAGCATCGCCATAACGCCCGGCGCGGAGCAGGCTAAGCGTTATGACTTAAGCAAGCAATTAAGCGAAGTTGTTTTTGATCCTGCATCTGGTTATCTGTCTGGTCGTGACCCACAAGGCAAAATGGTGGTTGCTCAACAAGGCGTGACCAAGGAAACTTTACCCGACTACATTGGTAAAGAAGGGGCTCAGAAGATTCTTGAAGCTTCTCCTGATGACTCTGGCAATCTTGCTTTGCGAGGTGTTGACCTGCAAGTCGGTGGTGAAGGCATGATGGGCTTCTACGACAAGATGCTTCCAGACTACCTAAACAACTACGGCAAGTCCTACGGCGCTCAGGTTCAGATGAACAGTGTTCCTGTATCTACCAGAGACCCCAAGAGCACATCTTGGGGCGGTGGTCAAGGTGATCACCCATTTATGACCAGCCAAGATTTAAGTGAGCCATTTGATGGCATGGTGGAGCTGTTTAGGCGCAATCCAGAAACGGGTGAAAACGATCTGGTTGGCAGAATGCTGAGGGCGGACTCTGAACGACGCATCGCACAAGAACTTCAAAAGCTGGATACGGTCAACCAGATTAAACTTCACAACTTCCCCATCACACCAGAGATGCGTGAGTCCATCAAGCAGAAGGGCTTACCCCTGTACCAACAGGTTGGCATCCCAACTGCTGGCGCTGGCGCGGCATCCCAGATGCTTGAGCCACAAGAAGAGCCTGAATACAGCAAGGGCGGATCAATTGCCAAGATGGCGGCTCTTGCCAAGATGAAAAAGATGAAGGAAGAAATGGCGCCCAGAGCTGAGGCTGTTAAAGCTTTAATCGCTAGGGATCAGAACAGATACCTTGCCGACGTTGTCCCTAACTCACTGACCAACGCTGAGATCAAGGCAGAGATTGAGCGTATGGCGGCTAAAGCCCCAATGATCATTAAGCCCAGCACATTGACAGAGCTGAAGAAGATTGTCCAGCAAGAGAAGGGTGGATACGGCGCAAGGCGAGTAGAACGTGCGTCTGACGAAGTGCCAAACCTTGAGAACCTGTACACCCTAGATGCGCTCAAAGAGCGGTTCCTTGGCGACAATGCAAAAGCCTTGATGACCATGAGTCCAGCGGACTTTGAGAAGTTTGCGTCTGAGTTGCAAGGCAAGACTAGCGTTGGCCCCAAAGCGGCGGAGTCAGCCAAGCAAGGTGAAATTACTAAGTACACCGTACCAACAAATGAGTATGTCAAACACCTTGAGCGAATTGCTATGTTTGATAGCGTTCCTTACCTTAACTTGGCAAAAGAAGAAGTTGGTCTGCCACTACTCCCCTACATTTCAGGTCATGAAGGTCGCCACCGCAGTAGAGCGTTGGCTGGCAAAGGTGAGAAGCGTAACTTGGTTGGTATAACCCCAACAATGGATCTGCGTGAGGGATTGCCACGGCGCTCTCAAGAAGAATTCATTGAGGCAATGAAAAAAGAATTAGAGTTGTCTGGTGGTTTGGTGTTGCCACAATCCGAGCCTATGCTCGGTGGTCGTCCACCAATCATTCTGCCTGATGTCTACGCAAAAGGCGGGGTAGTTAAACCTAAAGTTAAAGACACAAAAAGCGGTAAGGTTAGAATGACCGAGAACCGCGATACTATGTTCATGGAACTGAGCAACAAGAAGCTCAAAAGGAAATAAGCTATGGCGACACAATTCCCACAAGATCCTAACGCTGGTCGTTTTATCGATGGGTTAAAGGATCAGCAGGTAGAAGCTGACGAAGGCATGGAGTTTGAGATGCCTGACGACGACCAAGAGATCGAGGAGCTACCTGATGGGTCTGCCATTGTGCGTATGCCAACCAAAGGCCCGATGGAGGACGAGGACTTCTATCAGAACTTGGCTGAGGTGCTTGACCCCTATGACTTGAACAAGATCGCTCTGCGCTACATGGACTTGGTCGAGAACGACAAGAAGTCTCGTGAGGAGCGCGATAAGAAGTACGAAGAGGGTTTACGCCGTACGGGTATGGGGAATGATGCCCCCGGCGGTGCTACCTTCATGGGCGCCAGCAAGGTTGTGCACCCTGTCATGGCTGAAGCCTGCGTAGACTTCGCCTCACGCGCCATCAAGGAGATGTTCCCACCTGATGGCCCAACCCGCACCAAGATCTTGGGCAAGGTTGACGAGGACAAGATTAGCAAAGCCGAGCGCAAGCGCGACTTCATGAACTGGCAGTTGACTGAGCAGATTGAAGAGTTCCGCGACGAGCAGGAACAGCTCCTGACTCAGCTTCCCTTGGGTGGCTCACAGTACATGAAACTCTGGTACGACGACAAGAAGAAGCGTCCCTGTGCTGAGTTCATGCCAATCGACAATATTCTGTTGCCCTTTGCCGCGGCTAACTTCTACACAGCCCAGCGCGTCACTGAGATGCAAACTTTGACTGAGTGGGAGTTCAAGAACCGCATTCGCTCTGGCTTGTACCGTGACATCGACCTGATCCGCGTATCTGCTGAGCCAGAGGAAACTCACTCTGAGAAGGCAAACAACAAGATCGAAGGTCGTAAGTTTGAAGACAACGAAGACGGACTTCGTAAGGTTTACCACATTTACACATGGTTGGAGCTTGATGACGACCCACTGACAGATGGTGAGTCAGCTCCATACATCTTGATGGTTGACGAGCACGAGAATGAGTGCGTTGGTCTCTACCGTAACTGGGAAGAGGGCGACGAGACCATGACCAAGCTTGATTGGTTGGTTGAGTTCAAGTTCATTCCATGGCGTGGCGCCTACGCTATTGGCTTACCACAGCTCATAGGAGGGCTGTCAGCGGCTCTTACAGGCTCTCTGCGCGCTTTGCTGGACTCTGCTCATATCAACAACGCGGCGACCATGCTAAAGCTCAAGGGAGCGAAGATCTCTGGTCAGTCCCAACAGGTGGATGTGACGCAGGTTTGTGAGATCGAGGGGATGCCCGGGGTCGATGACATCCGCAAGATTGCCATGCCTATGCCTTTCAACCCCCCTTCCCCAGTTTTATTCTCGCTTTTGGGCTGGTTAGACAGCGCGGCTAAGGGTGTCGTGACCACCGCTGAGGAAAAGATCGCTGACGTGAACTCCAACACCCCTGTTGGAACCACCCAAGCACTGATCGAGCAGGGAGCCGCGGTGTTCTCTGCCATCCACGCACGTCTGCACGAGTCACAAGGTCGCGTTCTGAAGATCCTTGGACGTCTGAATCGTTGGTACATCGACGAGCAACGCAAGGGTGAAGTGGTTGCAGATCTGGAAATCAGCAAAGAAGACTTCGCATCTAACACAGACGTGATCCCAGTCTCTGATCCGCACATCTTCTCTGAGACTCAGCGCATGGCGCAGACTCAAGCGGTGATGGCGTTGATGGACAAGAACCCAGATCTGTTCAACCGCAAGGTGGTGCTGGAGAGGTTCTTGAAGCAGATCAAGGTGCCCGGCATCAATGAGCTGATGAAAGACGTACCCAACCCCGAAGAGCGCCCAGTCGCAGACGAAAACGTCGCTATGGCTCTTGGTCAGACAGGTTTTGCCTTCATCGATCAAGACCACTTGGCTCACATTCAGGGTCACTTGGACTTTGCCAAGGATCCAGCCTTTGGTGCAAACCCCATGATCGCGCCAGCCTTCATCCCACAGATGATGGAGCACGTCAAACAACACATTACCTTGTGGTACTTGAAGCGCATGAACGGTTATGTGACCAAGTCAACTGGTAAACAACAAGCTGACTACGCTAATCCCAAGTACACAGCCGAAATTGACAAGATATACGCCTTGGCGTCTCAGCACGTCGCCATGGACAGCGAGAAAGCGTTCAAGGGCGTCATGCCTATCATCCAGCAGATGATCCAAATGATGCAACAGGGCAAGCAACAGCAACCCTTACCACCCGAAGCACAGGTTCTCATGCAGACAAGCATGGCAGAGACCCAGCGCCGTGCCGCGAAAGACCAAGCCGACATACAGTTGGCGGACAAACGCCTCACACAAGAGGGTCAAGAGGGCGCCGCACGGATGCAAATGGAGATGGCAAAGCAACAACAGCAAGACAGCGTCAAGATGTCCACCAATTCGGCTGACAACCTGACGAAAGAACGCATTGAATCTGCAAAACTGACGCGAGACGCGGCTAAATTGCAAAACGAGCAGGCAGAAACTGCACTGGCGCTTCAAAAAGAAGCTCAACAAACCCTTGGAGATCAAAATGGCTACATCTAACCCTTATCACAACGAAGCCGTGCCTATGCACAAGCGTATTGCCGCTGGCGAGAAGCTTGATGGCACGTCCCTCAAGTCCTCTGGCAACACAGCGCCAGCTAAAAAACAAGGAGGCGCACTATCGCAAGCTAAGAAGAAATAATGATATTCAACTTGAGTGATCTGATCGGCGCAATCAAGGTGCGTCAAGCTAACATAGCTTCTTCCTTAGCGGCTGGAAACGTCGCGTCATGGGAGACGTACCAACGCACGGTCGGCACAAACTTGGGATTGCAGGAAACCCTCGATCTCATTAACAAAATGTTAAAGGAAGATGAAGAAGATGAGCGATAACCCCGAAGTGTTGGAAAACGCTGAAGTGAAGTGGGCATTCCCCGCTGTGAGCCCGGGTGCTAAGCCATTAGGTGGTCGAATTTTGGTGCAACTACGTCGCACAAAGCAGAAAACGACAGGCGCAGGGATCATTTTGGTAGAAGAGACCAAAGAGAGCGAGAAGTGGAACAACATGGTGGCAAAAGTCATCGAAGTTGGCCCCCTCGCATTTAAAAACCGAGACACCATGCAAGGCTGGCCTGAAGGCTCGTGGTGCGAAGTTGGCGATTACATCCGAGTCCCTAAATGGGGCGGAGATCGTTGGGAAGTTAAGGTCACAGGCGAGAGCGATCACGAAGATCCAGCCTTGTTCATGATCTTGAACGACCACGAAATCATTGCCAAAGTCATTGGTGATCCCTTAGCTATGAAAGCATTCTTATGACCACAGAAAACGAACTTGACAAGATCAAAGTCACGGAAGAGGCGGACGGTTCAGCCGTTATCGACCTTCCTGACAGCATTGAGTCCCCTGACGAGCAAGACGACGACCGCGACATGGCGTCTGGAGGCGCTATAGACGACGATGTAGCCCCTGAAGACGAGACGGAGTACCAACGTGCTCGTCGTGAGAAAAGACGCGCCAAGCGGGATCTAGCCAAGAAGACTGGCGTAGAGAAGGACATGAAACTCCAGCTATTGGAACGCAAGAACCAAGAGTTGATGGAGCGTTTGTCCGTGGTGGAGCGCAAAACGCACTCTGCTGACCTAGCTCGTATTGACAAGGCTATTGAAGACCAAGAACTTCGCTTGCAGTACGCGAAGATGAAGATCGCTGAGGCGGCAACCGCCGCTGACGGTGCCGCTATGACCGACGCTCAGGAGATGATGTACGAAGCTCGTCGTCAGATTGAGTCGCTGTCATCCTTCAAGAAGTCTGCTGTTGAGCCACGTCAGACCCAAGGAAACGTCCCAGATCCACGCCTGCAACGCTTGGCGGCGAACTGGATGGAGAAGAATGATTGGTACGACCCAAGCGGTCGGGATACCGATTCCAAGATTGCAAAGCAGATTGACGAGACCCTAGTAGCCGAAGGCTGGAACCCCACCAGCCAAGATTATTGGGAAGAACTTGACAATCGCTTGCATAAGTACTTGCCACACAAGTACAATGACAGCACGGACGTACGTTCGTCTACTAAGAGACCAAGGAGTGTTGTAACAAGTTCTGGTCGCGAAAGCGTCAACGGAAGCACCAACAGGAACACATTTGTTTTGAAACCAGAACAAGTGCGCGCCATGAAGGATGCAGGCTTTTGGGATGATCCCGATAAGCGATCCAAGATGATTAAGCGATATGCGCAAGAAGCTCGAAACAACTCTTACTAAGGAAACAAGTATGACCGAATCACGTTTGAAAAAATCTCTGAATGCAGGTGGACGCAATGATCGCGCAAGCGAGGACGCAAGTCGCGCCGCTCCAGAAACAAAGTTCGTAAGCTCACAGGAACGTCGAAAGATGTGGAGTGATGAATGGAACCAATCAGCACTGCCAAAAGTACCAGAGATGCCGGGCTGGCACCTCATTTGGCTCTCAACCACCAACGCATACGACACCATTGATAAAAGGGTGCGACTTGGATATACACCCGTGAAAGCGGAAGAAATGTCTGGGTTCGACAACTATAGAGTCAAGGCTGGCGAACACGTTGGGTACATATCATGCAACGAGATGTTGCTGTTCAAATTGCCCATGGATGTCTACCAAGACGTCATGACGCAACTGCACTTTGAAGCTCCCCAAGAAGAGGCGGACAAAGTCCGTATTCAACTTGAGAATCTCCAAGGTCAGCGTGACAGTAGCGGTAAGTCGCTGGTACGGTTGGAAGGCGAAGGTATGGGTAGGTTTGACCAATCTCAATCTAATCGCGCCCCCATTTTTGAGGGTTAACTTCTAAGGAGTAAGACTATGTCTTCTACAAATGCTCCGTTCGGTATGCGACCTGCATTCCACCCTTCTGGGTTGGATCGTGCATCAGCGCTTGCTGACGGTATTCTCTCTACGTACAACACCGACATCTTGAAGGGTCAGCCCGTCAAGATGGCTACAGGTGGTGTTATTCAGGTCGCCGCCGCTGGTGATGCGTTCCTCGGTTGCTTCTCAGGCGTCGAGTTTACGGACACTACTGGTCGTCGTCGCGTGTCGAACTATTGGCCTGCCAACACGGCATACCAGACTGGTTCATGCATTGCGTACTTCTACAACGACCCTAATATCGTCTATGAAATTCAAGCCGCTGGTTCACTAGCGCAGACTTCCATTGGCGATGAGGCTGATTTGAGCAACACAACTGCTGGTTCAACAACCACTGGTTTGTCTGCTTGCACTTTGTCAACCACCTTAGCTGGTGCTGGCAACAGCGCACAAATGCGAATCATCAACCTCGCTCCGTACCCTGACAATGCTTGGGGTGATTCTTACACCATCGTTCGTGCCACTATTGCCGAGTACCAGTTTGCTGGTGCGGCAGGTACGGCAATTTAATAGGAGGACATGAATCATGGCCGCTCCAATGCGCAGTACCGACTTTCGTAGCATCGTCGAACCTATCTTGAATGAATGTTTCGACGGTGTCTACGACCAACGTGCCGATGAATGGTCTCGTGTTTTCACGGAACAAGACGGCATTCCACGTAACTACCACGAAGAACCCGTCTTGTACGGTTTCGGCGCGGCACCTCAGTTGCCTGACGGCACACCAGTGTCGTACCAACAGGGTGGTGTTCTGTTCTTGAAACGCTATGTGTACTCTGTGTACGGCTTGGCATTTGCTTTGACCAAAGTTTTGGTTGAAGACGGTGACCACATCCGTATCGGTCAGGTGTACGCACGTCACTTGGCTCAGTCATTGATTGAGACCAAAGAGACTTTGTCTGCTAACGTGTTGAACAACGCCTTCACTGGCGGTGCTACAGCAGGTGGCGACGGCGTTGCTTTGATCAGCACATCGCACCCTATCGTCAGCGGTACATTCAGCAACCAATTGGCTACAGCCGCCAATCTGTCACAGACATCGCTTGAGCAGATGTTGATTCAGATTCGTCAAGCTGTGGACAACAATGGTAAGAAGATTCGCCTTGTGCCCCGCCAATTGGTGGTCGCCCCCGGCAACGTCTTCCAAGCTGAAGTCCTCTTGAAATCCGTGTTGCGCGCAGGTAATGCAAACAACGACATCAACCCTGTCAAGTCCATCGGTCTGTTGGACGAAGGCGCGGCTGTGTTGTCACGTTTGACCAATGCTTCAGCATTCTTCGTACAAACCGACGCTCCAGAAGGCATGAAGCTCATGATGCGTCGTAAGCTCGAGAAGACCATGGAAGGCGACTTCGAAACTGACTCTATGCGCTACAAAGCGACAGAGCGTTACGACGTGGGCTTCACTGATCCTCGTGCGATGTACGGCACTGCTGGCGTCTAAAACCAAGTGGGGGGTTCGCCCCCTGCGC